CTTTTGAGCAGGCCAAGGCCTTCAGCGGTAAAGACTGGGAGGACTCGGATGTACAGGCGGTGCTGCAAACGACAGCCGTGAAGCCCAAGAGACGGCAGGGGTGGAGCTTCACTCGTGCGAGCAGCGAGGGCGCAGTGCGTGTTGGCGGTAAAGATGTCAAGGGCGTCACACAGGAGAACCTTATGCAGGACGCAGCCCTGCGGGCTACACAGCACGGCAACTGGATGACCCGCGCGGATCAAGACGCGCATGTACATAACACCTATGGGGCGTTCTCAGACCTTGCGGATGTACTCGGTGTTCCCATGCAACAGGTTACAGCTAACGGGGAGCTTGCCCTCGCGTGGGGTGCGCGCGGGGCGAGCGCCGCCAAGGCGCACTACGAGCCAGGTGCGCGAGTCATCAACCTCACCAAGACCGCTGGCGCAGGTGCCTTGGCGCACGAGTGGGGGCACTTCTTCGATCACATGATCACACGGTTGAGCGGGGTGGATGTGACGAAAGACGGCAGTGTGGCGTTATCCTCGGAGGGCTACACTAGCTCTCAGCCGTACGCGTCCGTGCAACACGCGTTCGGGCGCACGCAGTACAAGGAGAAGGTGCCCGAGAGCGTACGAGCCGCCGTCGAGCAGGTGTACGACGCGATGCACAAGAGCCCCGCCCCCGCGCCAACTGTGCAAGAACTCAAGGATGCGAGCCGTCGTATGGGCGATCTCCGCACGCAGATGTGGCGTGCGCAGAATCTGTCGGAACGCGCGAGTGGAGATGAACAAGTGAGGCTCCGCGAGGAAGCGCGTGCCCTAGGCGAGGATCTAAACCACGCAATCTCCGTGTACGAGGAAATGAACAAGCGGTCCGATTACCAGGTGCATCTTGATGCGCACGGGTTTGTAGGTGGCGGATCCTCACCAAGGGCCACATGGCATAATCAACGCGCAGAGCGTGCCCGCCTAGACAGCCCCTCAAGGTACCTTGCGGATAGTAGGGCGCAGGCCAAAGCAGGATACTGGGGGACTCCGCACGAGATGTTCGCGCGTGCGTTCGAGAGCTTCGTGGAGGACTCGTTGCACGAGCAGGGCAGGCGGAACGCGTACCTAGCGGACGGCACAAGGGTCATCCACGAGACGGGCAAAATGTCCTCACACACGCCCGCAGGGGAGTACGCGCAGATCTACCCCCAGGGGGAGGAGCGCAAGCGCATAAACGCGGCCATGCGCAAGCTCGTGGATGCCGTTAGAGAGGCCAACCTGTTCGAGACGCAGAAGCCATGACACAACTTGAGCTGTTGCAGGAGGCCGAGCGCCTAGCGCGCCTGCACAATGACGCGTTCCTCGTGGAGTTCTTGGGCGCGGCGCGCTCGGGGCTGGGGGACGAGCGCATCGAGGAGCTAGTGAGCGCGGGCGTGTTGTCCGTGGATGCGCTCGTGGGTTTGCGCGTGGACGAGATCGACCCCTACGAGTACCTAGCGCACGCGGGGCGGCTCATGGACGCCGCGACCCCCGCGCAGCGCGCCTCTATGCGCGAGTGGACCCTTGAGCAGTGGGCGCCGCTCGTGCAGGCGCGGGTGCGTGACTCGCGGAACATGACCCGCGGGGAGGCGGAGCAGGCGCTCGTGCCAGGGCTTACGGAGACCGTGGCGGTCCCCCAGCTTGACGCGGCGCTGCCTCCCACGCAGGTGACGGTGCCCTCGTGGATGACCCCCGCAGAGCGCGCCTCGTACGCTCGCGCCGTGACCCGCGCTGGCGAGTACGCGCGCGGGCTCGGCAACGAGCTGAACGAGGACTTGACGCGCGTGGCGGCAGAGGCGTGGGACGGGGAGCAGATCACGCGAGAGGTGGATCCCGTCCGGCGCGCCGCGACCCTCGAGGCCCTGCGCGAGGAGATGGGGCGCACGCTCACGAGCACACGAGACGCGCGAGCCCTCGCGGGGGCGCTCGGGGACAGGGTGGGCACCTACGCGCACAACTGGCTCCGCGTGGCGCAGACCGAGTTACAGGCGGCGCACAACGAGGGGCGCGTGCTCGCGGCGCTCGACACGGACGGAGAGGAGGCGCAGGTGGCGCGCATCCCCGAGAGCGGCGCGTGCGACTACTGCCTGCAGCACTTCACCGAGGGGGGCGCGCCCCGAGTGTTCGCGGCGCGTGCTATAATCGCCAACGGCGTCAACGTGGGGCGCGCCCGCGCCGACTGGCTCCCCACCGTGTTCCCCATGCACCCCAACTGCAGGTGCGACACCATAAAAGTGCCGCGAGGCTACCGCGTGACCCCCATGGGCGCGCTTGAACCCAAGGAGCCCTAGATGCCATTCCCCAACGAGCACGCAGCGAGGCAGACCGAGCCGAGCGAGTACACTGAGTTCCGCCGCTACACGCCCAAGGGGGCGCCGGCGGGCTTGTCCATGATCCTCGGGATCAAGGACGGCAAGAGCGAGGTGCAGAGCGTCCGCGCGGACGCGTCCAAGATGTCGGCGGCGGAGTTCGCTGCGTGGCTCAAGGAGCACGAGTTCAAGCACGATGTGGAGGAGGCCACGCGCAAAGGGGGCTTCGAGAGCTTCGCGCGCTGGGTGCCCTTGCAGCTTGGCGCGGAGACCTTGAGCAAGGCGCAGGAGGACGACCCCCCCGTGACTGCTCGCATAGGCGGCGTGTGCAGCACGGACGACATGGACTTTGAGGGGGAGCGGATCGCGCAGAACGGGCTCGACTGGTCCTACTTCCTGCAGCACGGGTGGTTCAACCACGAGCACCAGCAGGGACCTGCGGCGGTGCTCGGGCACCCGACCCGCGTGGAGGCGGTGGACGACCACAGGACGCGCGTGGAGGGGGAGCTGTACCTAGCCAAGCCGCTCGCCCGCGAGATCTACGAGACCGCGTATGCGCTGCACAAGGCGGGCGCGCCGCGCTCCTTGGGCTTCTCGATTGAGGGGCAGGTGCTCGCGCGTGATCCGGTGACGCCCAAGAAGGTGCTCAAGGCGCGCGTGCTGAATGTGGCGATCACGAGCGCGCCGGTCAACCCGCACACCAACCTCGAGCTGATCGCGCGCTCCATGGGCGCGGCGGCGGGCTACCAAGAGCCCGCGGTGCCCGACGCGGACGCGAGCTTGAGCGCGCTCATGGACCAAAGCCTCGCCCCCAAGCTCTCAAGCGCCACGACCCCCGCGTCTGCCCCCAAGCGCGTGATGAAGCGCGCGCAGGTGTTCGCGCTCCTGCGCGCCAAGTTCCCCGAGATGGACGAGGGCGACCTGGGCGACCTTGTGGGGCGTCTCATGGGCGCCGCGCGCGAGTTGCAAAAAAAACCTTGACACCTCACAATATAACTAACTCACCAAGGAGACACCGATGAGTGACACGCAGATCGAGCAGAGCGCCACCGCGCTCATTAACGCGCCTGTGTCCACGCCCGTGGACGAGGTCGAGGTGGACGCGCTGACCGAGGCGCTGGACACCCTCGCCAAGGCGATGAACAAGGAGGCCCCCAAGTACTCCAAGGGCAAGGGCAAGCAGGTCATGCTGTTTGATGCCGAGGAGGACGAGGACACCGAGGACCCCGAGGACGAGGAGGACGACTCCGAGGACGAGGAGGACGAGGATGACATGGAGAAGGGGCTCCGCATGTACGGCATCGAGGAGGCCATGAAGGCTATGGCCGCCGGCACCGACAAGATCGTGGGCGACATGGAGAAGCGCATGCACGCTCTTATGAAGGGCATGGAGACCATGCTCCAGGAGATCAAGGGCATGAAGGGCGAGCAGAGCGCGATGGCCAAGAGCCTCGGCGCCGCGCTCAACGCGCCCGTGGCGCCCCGCGCCGCGCTCTCCGTGGTCGCCGCCCCCGTGGCGCCCGCCCCCGCCGCCCCCACGCGCGGTGAGCTGCTGTCAAAGGCGCTCACCAAGTTGCAAGACCCCTCCGTGGACAACGCCCGCAAGGCGCGTCTGCGCAGCGCCGTGTCGCTCCTTGAGAGCGGCGCCGACCCCCGCACCCTTGACAGCCTTGTGAACGGCTAAGAGCACACAGGAGAAGCGATATGATGAACCTCCCCGAGATCAACACCCTCGCGAATGTCGAGGACCTCGCCGCCCTCAACAACGCTCTCCGCAAGAGCGCCAACGCGGGCTACCAGACCCCCGCTGGCACCGTTGGCGGTGACGCGGGCAGCCTCTCGCCCCTCGTGCCCCAGAGCATCGAGAACACCCTGGCGAGCGCCACCTACACGATGAAGGAGCTGACCCTGTGGCCCGCGATCCCCAAGGTCCAGGTCACCAACACGCTCCACGAGTACGCGGTCATCAACGACCACGGGCTCGACCTCGAGGCGTTCATCGCTGAAGGCGCCGCGGGCACGACCAACCGCAGCGAGTACGAGCGCAAGAACGTGCGCATCAAGTACCTGGCGGAGCGCCGCGAGGTGACCGACGTGGGCTCGCTCGTGGGGCTGATCGGCAACCAGAGCAACGCCATCGCCGCCGAGACCGAGCGCGGCACCATGCGCCTCCTGCAGAAGTTGGAGCGCAGCCTTTGGCACGCTGACGAGGACGTGAACCCCCTCGCCTTCAACGGGATCATCAAGCAGATCGAGAGCCACAACAGCAGCTCGAACACCTATGACCTCGCGGGCAAGTCCCCCACGCCCCGCCTCCTCCAGGAGGTCCTGTCCGAGCTGCAGAGCGCCCCGCGCTTCGGTCGCCCCGACTGCATCTACGTCGAGCCCCGCATCCACGCGGAGCTGATCAAGTTCGCCGTGCAGTTCGGTCGCCACGACCAGCTCTCCGTGAGCCGCGCGGCTGACGGGCTCACCTACGGCGCGATGGAGCTGAACATTATGAGCCCCTACGGTGCCGTCCCCGTCAAGTCGGCTCCGTTCCTGTTCAACGCGTACGGCGCGCCCGAGAGCGCCTCGTCCGTGGACGCGCCCGCGAGCGCCACGCTGACCAGCGCCGTGGCCGCTGCGGACGCCGCCTCCAAGTTCGTTGCCGCTGACGCGGGCGCGTACATCTACCGCATCGTCGCCGTGAACAACAGCGGCTACAGCGCCGCGATCAACAGCTCCGCCGTCACCGTTGCCGCGGGCGACAAGGTCACGCTGACCATCGCCGCCGCCACGGACGCGGTGTTCTACAAGGTCTACCGCACCGAGGCGGGCGGCGCCGTGGGCACCGCCAAGCTCATTGGTGAGATCAAGAAGGCGAGCAGCGGCGCCACCGTGTTCGTGGACCGCAACGGCGTGCGTCCTGGCACCTCTAAGATCGTGTTCGTGCAGCACGACCCCTCGGTGCTTGAGTTCGCGCGCCTCCTCGACTTCTTCCGCCGCCCCCTCGCGGAGGTCGCGACCAGCAAGCCCTTCCTGCTCATGCTGTTC